AAATGGTCGATAAGAGTCTCACAGATGCTTTAAATTGGGCAGGCAAAACCGAGTATAAAATCGATGAGGACTATCATGATTTTATCAGAAAGTTGTTATATTTTGAAGATGACAAAGGGAAAGCCAAACACTATAATGAACTCAATGAATATAGAAAATTTATTGCAGCTCGAGGTGACTCTTATGAACGATTCAAAGCAATGGAATGGCTCAGAAATTCCGGCAAATCATTTAGCAACCATCCTTTCATTGATCACCGAGCCCGTATATATGACCGTGGTATGATCTCTCCACAATCTGGAGAGACGTTTCGACCTTTCCTTAATACAGCTGAATCGAAAATTCTCGGAGTGGATGGCTATGAAAATCTTCAGGATCAAATTGGTTCTTTCCTTGGAGGGCTTAATGATCGTCTTGAAGGTAGATTCAATTCCCTGACAGTTACCGGAAGACAAAAAATAGCTGAGAAGTGGCGTAGAGATATTGTACAAATTGGTAATCATATGTTGAGAGGAAAGCCTAATGATATCCGAGCAATCCTTGAATCAGAAATTACTAAAGATATTGATGGTGAAGACATCGGTAAGTTTTATAGATTTGCGATTGAGCAAGCGAAAATTGATAATTACTTGAATGGCGATTATTCTATTCGCAATTTGAAAAAGCTCGATAATTATAAAACTGCATTAGCTCTTGAACAAGATGCATCCTCTTCAGGTGCTCAAATAATTGCCATTACGACACGTAATAAGCAATTGGCGGAACTTAGCAATGTCATCCCAACAACTCAAAAGAAACGACTGTACGACGAAATTGCTGCTGCCGCTTTCAATGACCCCAGGTTTAAAAATCTCAATAAGAAATTGGGCTTATCGGAGAAAGATCTTCGAAAAGCGGCGAAGGCTCAGAACATGGTGACTTTCTACGGTGCGGGTGAACGTACCGGAATTCTGAATGTTGAAGGGAAGTTGAGTAAAGTTCTCGGAAAAGACACAAATACATTGGTGGTTAAAGCAGCGGATCGTGATACAGTTCTCAATGAGATTTCAGCTCAAATTGCGAGATATGAAAAGTTCGATCTCGACACCGCAGAAGAGTTGCGACTGCTAAGAAACAACGTCAAAGATATCTTTAATAAAGGCCTCGATCCGGGCGATGATATACTTGAACAACTATATTTCCTGCAACCACAGACTCGTGAGCTCGTCGAGAGAATGTCAACAAGCTATGAACGTGTGGTCACACCTGATGATTTCAAGCAAGTCGCTAAAATCATGAGTGAGCACCTCGCGGAACAAGTGCCTATCTTAAAAGAATTCACCAAGTTCTATGGTAGACTTGCTGAAGACTTCCTAAAGAATTCAAAACCATCGACCAGTGATTTTGATTGGGAAAGTATTGTGAAGACTGCTGTTCGTGGCTCCAAATTTAAGGGATATGTATTACCGGATACAGTAAGTCGAATATTGGGCATAAAGGCAGGAGAGCCAGTATCTGAGAAGTTTCTTCGGAAATTTGGATTTTGGAAGCCAGATGGAACACTGAGTGAAATTTTATATGGCATTCCTTCACCTAAAGATAGACGTACCGGTGCAAAGTTTATGAAGCTGGAAATAGTGACTCCTGCATTCCCGACTCCGGAAAATCTTTTAAAAGGTAAATTTTTATCTGAACAAAAGATATCAGAGATCGAAATATTCTATGCTAACAAGTTGCCCAAAAGCTGGACGAATGTGCCTTCCGCAAACTTCGATGGGAAAATTATTGAACAAAATTTTACTCAGAATTTTGAAGAACGTCTTTTTTATAAAAATCCAGATGGCACATGGACCACAAACATTCTTCAAGTTCCTCAAAAAACTTCTTCGAATTGGTGGGAAGAGTTGGCAAACAAAACAGGAAAAATTAATGATATTGCCGACGCCACGAAAGCAAGAACTGCTTTCGGGGTGAATGCTAACCATTCTAATGATGCAGTGTTGGTGAAGAAGTTCCATCTTTGGGGGCGTCGCGAGGGAGTACCAACTTCGACGATTCATGACGCCTTTTTCGCAAATGCCGCGGATATGTTGAAAGCGCGTAAAGCATTGAGAACAATTTATGCTGAGTCTCTGAAGAAAAATGTCATTAAACTGACACTTGATGAGATGAAAGCCAGAGGGCTGCCACAATATTTGTATGATCAGTATCTACAAGAAGCAATTGACTCTGGCCTCATTCCTGTGGAAGGCGTGTCAAAAATAAATGGACGTACCATGAGAAAAATTGATATTTTGAATGAGGATGATATTTTGAAGCCCGTTCCTGACGGTTTTAAAACGGACTATAGCTGGTATGGAGTTGGTTGAAAACGCTGTTATATTAACCCAAATGACAGTTTTTAAGTGTCATTTGAAATTTTAACGAGGGTTGTACCCTTAAAATGAGTAGTACTCAAAGGATTATAAATGCCTGATCTTAATAAAGATGATCCGTCCGTGAATGAGGACCCTTCTTCTAAAACAGAAACTACGCCTGACGTGGTTGTACCACCGGACGTCGAAGAAATTGTTCAAAAGAAAATAGCTGAAGCCCTTAAGCCTATTAAGTCCAATTTGGATAAGGCTTATGAAGCACGTGATGCGGCTTTGGCTAAAGTTAAAGAATTTGAAAAGAAGCAAAGAGAAGAAGAACTCTTGAAGCTCCAAGAGGCCGGTAAACACAAAGAAGCTTATGAATTGCAACTCGCTGAAGAAAAAAGACTGAGAGAAGCTGCTGAAGCAAAAGCTGTCGAGTTGACACGAGACATGACGCTCAGAAGTGCGTTGAACATTCTCAAATTCAGAAGTGCGAATGCCAATGAAATGGCATTTAGAGAGATTGTTCCACAATTAGTCAAAGATGCTAACGGAAATTGGGTGCATCGTTCAGGGGTGAGTATTCAAGACTTTGTGCAGAGCTTTGCGGATAATCAAGATAATGCTTTCTTATTCACACAACGTGTCTCTACGGGATCAGGCTCGTCAACAGTCACTCCCTCGCAGTCATCTTCAAAAGGAAAGTCCTTATTTGAAATGACACAAGAGGAAGTTTTACAAATGGCCCGCGAAGGTAAAATTCAAAGGCGTTAATTAATTGGGAATATAATGGGTGTTAAAACCAATCTTGCCGGCGCTACTAATACAGCGAACCTCGGCGAACATAACTTTGTTTTACAAGAAGCTATCACTGGTTATAGTGATGAAGCTTATACGACAGCTAAGAAACTGTCGGGCACTGGTATCGTCGGTTCTAACCCGAATATTGACACTTCAACGGAAACGTTCATCGGTCAAGTTCGTTGGTTCAAGCCGATGGATCATGTCGTGAACGTTGCTTCTCTGACCGACTCGTCAGAAGGCGATTACGCGACGTATAGTTCCGACTATCTGCGTTACATTAAGACTGTCCGTACGCACGGTGGCAAGAAGATCAATCTGCAACAAGTCGTGACTCAGCAAGACGGTCTAGCGAAAATCGGTCGCGATTTCGCTGAAACTCGCGCTCAAGATGAGCATAACGCTATTCTGGCGGTTCTGCGCGGCGTGGCCCTGGCCGAGCTTCTGCATGGCTGTGCTGCCGCTTCTGGCGCTACAGGTCTTGGCGGCCAAACATTCAATAATGACCCTGAAGACAAGAAGTATGGCTTCTATGTTGATCTTGGCGCTGAGAAACTCATTTCACTGCCGGGTGCAACCCCTGCCGGTGTGGCGAATGCAGCTTATGTTGGAGCGCAACGTGCTGAAGGTTTCTTGAAGGCTTTCGGTATGGCTTACAAGGACTATGAGCCGGAATGGGCGTATTTGGTGGTTTCACCTGAAGTCAAGGCTTCATTACGTTCAGCAAATTTGGTCGATAGCGACGGTGTTGTTGAAGCCAATGTCAAGTTTGACACGATTTTCGGTGGTAAGTTTAGACTTATTCAAACTCGTGCTTCGCAAGGGTTTTCAACCGCTGAAATCGACAAGATTCAAACTGGTGCAGGTACCGCTGAATTGACTGATGGCTCTAAGACTTCCTTTATCGTGTTGCCGGGAGCGCTCGCAATGCAGCAGCTCGCAATCCCTGAGCCGACTGAAATCGAACGTAAGGCCGGTGCCTTCAAGGGCGGTGGTACTACGGCCATTTGGCATCGTTGGGGATACGTGCTCGCGCCTGTTGGCTATGACTGGGTCGGTAGTGATGCTGCTTTTCCTGCCAATTCAGACTATTATGCTGTCATGGAAGGCGGCACTCAGAAAGCACTTACTGCTGTTGGCTCCGGCACGCTTGCTTCCACCACTGGTGTGTGGTCGCGTAAGACTAAGTCAGCACTTAGCCTGGGCATTTTGCCGGTCTTTCACGCCTAAGAGCTTAGCATGGCATTAGTCAAAGGCACTAACTCTTACGGTACAGTTGCTGAGGCTGATGCCTACTTCTCAGATCGCATTGACGTGGCCGCTTGGGCGGACTCAAGTGCGGAGGAGAAAGCAAAGGCTTTGGTAACAGCCACGAAACTATTAGATGAGATCGAATGGCCGGGCCAAGTGGTTGATGTTGATCAATCTTTGGCCTTTCCTCGCATTGGATCATACTTTGATCCTAAACTCGGTGTAGAAGTGATTTTTGACGATGTGGATCCGCCTTCAAGACTTTTAAGCGCTTGTTTCGAGCTGGCCTATCATTTATGTAATAATGATGGTTTGTTGGATGATACAGGTTCGGTGAAGACCATTAATGTTGGTTCAATCACTCTTGAAAACATTATGTCGGCAAATAAAATGCCGCACACAGTGAAGAGCTTGATTCGCCCAATTCGCGATCAATCAGCTCAAAACAGCTGGTGGAGAGCTAACTGATGTCTTACAAAAATCTAATTAACAAGAATGTTGTTAAAGCATTCAATATGTTGAAAGATTTGGCTGAAGATGTTACCCTTCAAAAGACGACCGTGGGTGAGTTTGATTTCAACACCAAAGAACTTGATTTGACGCAAGAAAGTAATACCGCAGCCAAAGTCGTGTTTCTCACGGAATCAAAGAAGTCATCTTCAAGAGACACAATTGAGCGTGAAGTATTGATCAAGTTTCCAGACATTGTTGATTTGACCAGGTACGACACACTAACACATAATTCAAATGTATGGCGAATCGGTGAGATTATCTTCAATAATGGTTTTATCTACACACTTAAAGTATACAAAGGTGTGTAATGGGTAAATATCAAACAACATATGACGATGTTTATTCGATCTTTGCGTCCCCTGAATGGGTTGCAGAGGGTATCAAGACAATTCCTGCGGATGTATTACTTAAAGAGAATATTACCGAGTTTATCAGAGTCAGTGTGATTCCGAGCGGAGAAGGTATTAATAATGTTTCCATTTCAGGTCTCATCATAGTCGAAATCTTTACGCAAGCAAATCGTGGACCGCTCAGAGCGATAACGATTGCTGATAAGCTTGACAAGCATCTTTCACAACAGTCTAAGAATTCAACGGCCGGTAAAAATACACAATTTTATACGAGTAATCTCGTCCCTAATGGCGTTGATCGAGACAATCCGGATCTTGTCAAAAGTACATTTTCAGTTCAGTTTAACCATTACGGGATCATTTAAATGGCTCATATTACTTCAATCGGCGCGGGTATGTATTCGGACTTGTCCGTCGCCGTTCCTGTCACACCGACCTTAAACCTTGCTCAATTGTTCACGCCTGAACAATTGGCCGGCTACGATCTGTACACGGAATTTGCTGGTCTTTTTACTGGTGCTATTGAATCTCAAGGCGGAACAGGTGCGGCTGGTAAATTTATTCGTATTAAGAACGTTCGTGAATTTCCGGCCATCGGCACGCCTCCAAATATTGTAAACGTTCCTGTTTACGGCCAGGCGACATCTCAGCAGATTCAGGGTCAATCGGATGCTCCTAATATGGAAATCACGATTAACTACGTTCCTGCTGAATGGTCTGCGACTTCTCTTCTTGGCATTATTCTGGAGAAGAAGTTTAGCACTGTCTTCAGGTTTGCATTGCTGAACTCTCAGCCGCCCACTGGCGATTCTGGCCATGCTTGCTCAACAACTGGCCTGGGTACAGTCGCCAATTCAATGTGGTTTTGGGTGGGTAAAATTGAGGCTCTGTTAGTCAATCCTCAACTCAGTGATGCCAATACTGCGACTATCAGTATGACGCTGCAATCGAAGATGTTTGGTGCATTCACGCAAGAGAATGTCTAATTAGAGTTTTGGGGAGGGCTCCCTGTGTAGGGGTATTCTTAAACGACAAGCATTGTGTCCCCATTCTTATAATATGGAAAATATCCAAAGACCGTTTAGTAGTGAATATGTTGTGCGAACGACTACTAAGCATATGAGGAAGTGCATTGATATCAGTATTAAAAAGACGATTGAGCGTGTTTCAGAATTCGAAGGAAACTCTGAAAAAGCTCAAGAGATTTTTAAAACATTGTCAATGTTACATCAAATGAGGAAGCAACTAGATGTCTTCCAAAATACAGATTCCGAAAATTAATAAGGATTATAGAATGGCATCGTCAGGCTTTAAGAGTTTAATCAATCGTCGAATGGATCGTAATTACAAATTCATGGGCGAAGACATTAAGATCAGTAAACTAAGTGTTGCACAAGTTTTGGAAATTCAGGAGCTTGCTGGAAAAAGTCAGTCCTCTAATGAGGAGGGTTTCGAATTAGTTAAGAAGGTCATTAAGATGTCCGTAGAAGACACAAATGATGTTTCTGATGAAGATTTTAGTAAATTCCCAATGGATGAGCTTACCAAACTCTCGAATGAGATCATGAAATTTTCAGGTCTTGGCGGAGAGGCGGGAAAGGCATAGACGAAGAAGAATTAGCTATAATGGAAATCGCTTATCATTTGAGACTTCCATTATACAAGCTTCTTCGAGAGATGCCCTATGATGAACTGACAATGTGGTTCGAATATTTTGAAAAGAGACCTGTTGGATGGCGAGAGGATCTTCGGTCTTATTATGCCATAAAAATGGAAAATCCAAAAGCACCTGTTGACAAAATGTTTCCTTCTATTGGTAAATTGTCGAAAAATAATGAAAATGATAAGATGGTGAATTCTTTAAAGACTTCCAAATTATTTTTGAATATGTTGGATGCGGTTAACGGCGATAAATTGGAGTTTCTATGAAAGTTACAATCAAATTTGAAAATGTTAAAAACACTTTTAAAAAATTGATCGAAGACGCCAATAAGGAATCTTATAAAAGAAACGAACCTGTTGCACGATCATTGATGGAAGAATTGGTTTTGAGAACTCCAATTGATACAGGATTAGCACGCGCTTCATGGAGCATGATTCCGGTGAAGAACGGCTATGATATTGTGAATAATGTCGACTATATTGAATACTTGAACCAGGGAAGTTCAGCGCAAGCTCCTGCGTTTTTCGTGGAGAAAACAGCTTTAAAATACGGCACACCACAGGGTGCCATTGTTGAGGTATCATAACCTCTTCGCCCAGGGTATTTTGCCCTGGGCTTAATTTTGGAGTTCAGATGGCATTAGTCTTAAAGACAATATCAGACTCTAAAGAGGCTCAAAAAGATCTAGAACAACTTAAAAAATCGGTTGGCGGCATTGAGACTTCAATTAAAAAGTCTACAGAGTCCTTCGGAAATTTTGCGAAGGCGGCAGCATCTATTACAGCTCTCGCAGTGGCTTCCAGAGGACTTTTAAGAGTTATCGATAGCTTTACGAACATTGAAAATAGACTTAAAGCAGTCACTGATAGTACAGAGCAATTTGAGACATCTTTAAAGAATGTTCAAAAGATTGCGATTGAAACACGTTCTGATTTATCTTCAACTTCTCGATTATATGCCAGAATCGCACTGAATAGTAAAACAATCGGTATCAATCAAGAGGATACAGCGAAGATTGTTAAACTGGTCGGTCAATCGTTGAAATTATCGGGTGCTAGCGCTGCCGAAGCTGCTGGCTCGATGACACAATTTGCGCAAGCTGTTGGCGCCGGTAATTTGGCCGGTGAAGAACTCAGATCAGTGCTTGAAAATAACTCGGTACTTGCGAACGCTATTGCAAAAGCTTTTGACACGACTGTCGGTAATCTTAAAAAGATGGCGGAAGATGGCCTGTTAAAAACTGGTCAAATGATGAAGGGGCTTCTTCGCCAAGCTGATGAGATGGACGGTAGATTCGGGAAATTAGGTATTACATTTGAAGATGCTTTTTCCAATGTCGGTACATCGATTTCAATTCTATTTGCGCAGATAAAGAAGTCTATTTTTGGCTCGAATAACATAATTACAGTTTGGATAAACAATTTAGCTAAAGGTATCGCAAACATTGCTTTTAACTTTGATTTTTATTTACTCCGAATGAAGAATAAATTTGTGTTCTTTATAACTGATACTGTAAATTTGTTTGATGAGCTTGTGGGAAAAGCCAAAGAAACCTCTTCAGAGCTGTATCAAAGCTTTGTTAATTCTTTTAGTAATGTTGGAATATTCTTGAAAGAGACAGTTGCTGTTTTGGCAGCCTGGTCTGTTTCATTGATCACTTTAATGGTGAGCGGTGTTCAAAATGCAATAAAATCGATTATGAGTTCAGATGTATTTGAAGGAATTTTGAGGAATGTCATTGGTCTTTTTGAGCGTGTTAAGTCTTTCATTAAAGGTGTCTTTAGTGACTTTGATTTTAAGTTACCAACGATTGATTTAAAAAACTTTTTCAAGAACTTAGAACCTGTACGACAGTTGATAATGAACTGGGTTAAGGGCGTTGAAAGAGCATTTTTCTGGCTTTATGACAAAGTTATTGGAAACTCCTGGATCCCGGATCTTGTTAAAGGTATTACTAGTTGGTTCAGAAAGCTGCTAGGCGCTCCCTTATCCTATTTGAAAAGCTTTGCCGCGAAAACTGATAATATCTTTTTAAAACTTGCAGCATCAGCGGCAGGCACCTTTAGCATTCAACGATTACTAAGTTTTAAGAAGCAATTATTGTTAATAGGCTTGGCAGCCGGTGCTGCTTGGCTTGCACTCAGCAAGAAATCACCACTCAAAGATAAGTCTTTAGACCTCAATATAAATACCAAGTTTTCAGAATCAACGACAAAAGTTTGGGACAATATCGCAAGACGTTTTAAAGACTTTAAAACGTCAATGAAGGAAGCTTTTGACAATTCTGCTATTGGCCGAACTATAAAGCAATCGTTTAGTGTTCCTGATAGAGTACCTGGTACAGTATTTGGCGACCCAATAAATACGGGCGGATATGTTGGCAGAGGACCACACAGTAACAAGAAAGATCGTCCTCTAGGTCATGACCTTTTTAATACGATCCCAACAAGCTTACAAGTACCGCTAATAGCACTTATTGCTGGCGCTTTCACGATCGGCATCTTTAAAGCATTTGAAGCGGGTGCCGTGAGAACAGCAGCTTTAGCATTATTTAGTGTGGGTTTAATTGGTACAATGAACAATTGGGTGGCCCGTGGTGAAACTAAGAAAAGCATCTTTGATTTTGCGAATGCTCTTTCGCAAGCGATTGCCAGAACATTAGATTGGATGTTGGGTGGAAATGCTGCCAAAGATCCGTTTGGTCTTCTTGTGGTTATTGCTAAACTCAGCGTTCTATTCGCGGCGGGTAGAGCAATGCTGCTCAAGGGAGCTTCTGCTTTGGGCAGTGCGCCTACTGTGGTTGCTCAGAATCTCACCAAGATAGCCGAACGCCAGGTCCTTCGCGACACGGTCAAACGAAACCAACCAGCCACAAATGTATTGACCAATGCAATAAAAGATAATGTAAAGGCACAAAGAGATTTCAAGAATTCGATAAGAGACATTTCAAATCTTCGAGATGCTGGTAACAACATTATCACTAGACGGCAGGCATTGACAGCTGTTAACGCAAATGATGTAACTCGCTTCGGGACACCTCAAACGTTTGCAGCAATGCAAAATGCAATCGCTGCCAGGAATACTGGGAATAATATCCGCACAAGACTTCCCGGTCTGACGGCTGAAAAAGCAGTTGCAGATAGTACTATTAAAGAAGCTAATAATCGTATTAAGGAAATTAGTGGTGAATTGTCGAAAGCGAGAAATGCTTTTGCCTCCGGATTCAGAAATGTTTCTGCGGGTGTTGGAGGTGTAGTTGGCGGTGTGGCCGGATATCAATTGGGTGCTCGTATCGCCGACGGTATGGCCGATTCGACACCGGCCTGGGTAAAGCTATCTGTCAC